ATCTTCATCAACTTCATGTAAGAAAACTTTTCTTCATTCACTCTTTGCAAGAAACTTTGCGGTTTGATTATTTGAAAAATCTTCTTTAAAATATTCTGTTGTTGCCCCCTCTATTATTTTATATGTTTTGTTCATGTGTATTGTGGTAAAAATATAAGTGCATCAATTACTGATACATATATATTAAAACATACTTCAATATGTCTTGTCAAATATTTGAACATATAATATATAAAAACACTATCAATTGATTATAAATTGATAGTGTTTTAATAGTGTTATTTCAAACCCCTCTCCCCTCTTAGGGTTATACTTAGGAAAACACCGTTTCCTAATGGTTCCTAATATAGGGATTGCTTAGGAAAGCCGTTTTTTTATTTGATGGTTATTTGATTTTTACATATAGGGAAGTGCGGGGAAGTGCTTTTTTACTTCAATTTCATTGCTTTCATAACTATTGCAACAACTTCTTGACGGCTTGCCGGTTGTCTTGGATTTAATCAATTAAATAATCAAAGATCATATCATTCTTTCGCAAGTGATAAATCAATATTATCTTTAATTTGTGCTTCAACACTTTTATCATATAGAAATATATATGCACTTCTGAAATACACACCATTCTTTCTTAGAACTTCAAGCTTTTCATTTGTGTATGAATTGAATTTTTTTACACCTATATAATTATCATCAATTCAAGTTTTTACATTTTTCTTGTTTGCTCTTACAAGATGCCCACCAACTTTTGGGAAGTTTTCACCATCCACTTTTCAATCCTCTTGGCTATCAATAAAGTATTCTTTTGAAGTTCTATATCCAACTGCAAATGAATGTCATTTTTCTAATCATTCATTGAATGTAGCTGTTCCAATCAATGTTCTAAAACTTTTAATTTTATTTTCCGGAAATTTTTTACTCCAAAAAGTTCTTGCACAATCAACTGCTTCACTCATTTTCATTCATTCACCAACAACCAATCCAAATTCCGCAACTGCAAGATGGTGTGCTTCAAGCAATTCATCATCTGAAAATCTGTATCATGTTAAATCTGAAACACAACCCAATGCACCAAATATTCCACAAGATGTTCTTGTTATTCTATGCTTTGCTTGGTTATAAAAACAATCTTTCACCTCGTTGGTATTCAATGGTATTTCAAACGCACTTTCTGATGAAATTACATAATCTTCTTCACTAACGGTATCTTCACCAAGTTTTAATCATGGTGTATTGAATTCTAAAAATTCATCTTTTTCTGTACTCATGGTATTTATTGTAAAAATATAAAATATTACACTTCAATATTATATCAATTTTCTTCAAGTAACAAAGCAAGTTTTCATGGATCAACAAAAAGTGAACTTTCTGTACATAGTATATGGGCTTCTTGTAATGCTCTTGTTACTATCTCGCTACAAAACCAATCACCTTTTCGTTTGATATTTATATTCAATGCCATTGCAAATACTATTCAATACCAATTATACTTGTTTCATACTTGCCTATCACAAAATAATTTTACCGCATCATATTGTTCTTCTGAAACTTCTATATTGATGTAATCCCAATTTTGTTTCGTAAATTCAATCATTTTATACCTAATTCAACCATCCTGTTCACTTGATGAAAAAGAAAAACCATTTTCAAATTCAAGTTCTGCATGTGAATATCTCGCATATCTGTTTTCATATTTTCTTCTTTGCTTAAATACAATAAGCTTTCAAAAATTTGTTGTTGTATGCTTGTATAATCTAACTTTTATAATTCTTTGTTTTGCCATTGATGTGTTTATTTACAAGTAAAGTAGGTGTATAATATAGGGCTTTGGTACTTTTTCACACTATAATCTAGTTCTGCAAAAATAATATGTTCAATCTTATATCTTCACGGTCAAAATCATGGACTTCAACAAGTAATATCTAAATACCAAGTTCACAAAAATTTTCTTGGGTGTGGTTCTCTTATATTCCCATAATCATCTTGATTATATGGGTTTCAATCATCATATTCACCATCTAAATCATTATCTCTAAAAATACTTTCTGTAAAATTCAAGTTTACTAGATTTGAATATTCCTATTCATAAATTGCCCTTTCTGATGTCATTCATATTCTTTCATCCATTGTAAAAGATGCTTTTGTTTTTAAGTTTTTTTCAAAAAATATTCAAAAATATTCAAAGAACTCTTTTGAACTCAAACTTTCAAGCAAAGCAACCTTTTTATCAATTTCATCAATCTGTTCAAATTTTGCTTGTATTTCTTCATATCTTCATTTATATGTTACTTGATCTTCCCATTTTGTTGTTGCTCAAATTATCTGTGCATTTATTCAAAACACTATAAATGCAAAAACGCAAATTTTCAATAGTTTATTTGCTTGTATAAAATCAACAATAGGTTTCAAAAACCATGTATTTTTATATAAATCAACTACTTTCATATTTTTATTTTAGGGGTTACAAATTCTGTTTTTTCTGCTGTTTTTATAAACTTTTTACAAAAAAATCAAGATGATAATGAAACAATTGAAAGTAATTTACTTTCATTTCATTGAACACCAACAAATTTTTTACCTAATCCATCTATAATGAAGAAAGAAAACAATTGTGAAAGAACATATCAAACAAGACTTGCAACCAACATATATGCAAGCATCGCTTTAAATTTGAATATTATTCATTCTGTTACTAGAAAAATATAATATCAAAATCACCCAACCGCTCATGGTAGGGAATATTTAATTATTTCTATTGCCATTAGTTCTAAGTTCATAAGTATCTATTATTTTTTAATCTTAGAAATTTTATAATCTTTTTCGTTTTCTAGCTCTATATACTTAACCGTCCACTCCTCGTTTTTTGCAATAATTATTTGAGCAAACTGCTCAGCACTTATACCTATTGCTTTTGCTTTACTCTCAATATATAAAGATACCTCTCAGTCCATAACTTTCTCAGCCTCTCTTTTTTTCTCAGCAAAAGTATCTTGCTCTCTCTTAGGGTATTTTGAAAGATACTCTGAGATTTTATTATCAAACTCATTATTTATATTTTCAATTTGAGTAATATATTCTTCTTCCCTACTTTCTTCTGTTACTACTATATCAAAATTATCTTCTTTAAAAGTGTCAAGGTAAGCATTAAACCTTTCATTAACGACCTCTCAGGGTATTAAATCAGGCTGTTTTATGCTAGGCTCTCATACTTCTATATCCTCATCATTATTTTCTATTTCTTCTTGCTCAGCATTAAAGGTTTCCTGTATTACTTTATTTTCAGCACCAACCTCATCTATAAAATACTGTAAATCGTTTTTTATAGGCTCGTGATTTTCAATATTTTTACTATTTAATACTGTAAAGTTATCTGATATTTTTACAGTATCTCAAATACTACTTGCTATAAACTCCGAGCTAGTAGAGACTACCTTGTTGTCTTTTATAATTCAAAACATATTTTTATATATTTATTAAGATAAATTAGCTAAAACTTTATATATAGGGTATCAACTACTACTTGTAGATACATATCTTACCGTAAATGTAGTTGCAGTAACTGCTATTATTGTAGCCCTAAAGAATTTTCAATTATCTTGGCTTGCATACATCATATCCCCTACATCTGTAGTAAGATTATTATAAGAAGTATTTACACTATTTTGTGAATTATTATTGGTAGTATATACTCCGTGATTTTTATAACCTCAAGCATAAGCTATAAATTCTATTTTTTTTGGAATACTTCATAGAGAATGATTATATGTAATATCTTGATTTCAAGATTGATAACTAGGGGTAGTAAATCTTTGTGATTTTGGTTTCACGTTTTGTTTTTCCCAATCCAACCAAGTACTAGTACTAGCACTAAATCGTTCATACTTATTACTCCCTGTATCACTATGAGCAACCTGTCTTACAATATTACTTCTAGAACTCATTGAGGCAAAAGCATTAGTTGTCTCTACAGTATATCAAGGTGTATTTGTAGGTAATCATAGGTCAGCTCCTGTGAAATACTCTACCGTTTTTGTTGCCAAATAACTATTAGGAGTTTTTATTATATTTCTTAAATCAGGGGTTTCTGAAAGCTTAGGTACTCCTCAAGTAATAAGCTTTTCCCAAGAAGTCCAAGTATCCCTAAAAGACCTAGTATAAGTCTGTCAAGCTGTGTTTAAAAATCAAGATGGGTGCAGTGTTTGCGTTACGTTAGCTCATCACTCTGAGGACACTACTACTACTTGAACTAGTCATCAAACAGGTGCGTTACTTGGTACGAACAATCTATATATTCATCAGTTTTTTAAATAATTAAGGTCATATCAATTATCCATACTAACTGAGTTACCCCAAGTAAGCCCATTTACATTTAATCTATGGTTAGTAGTCTCCTCTTTTGTTTTAGTTATAAATTCACCATCAATAAATTTTCTAGCATCTGTTATTGTTGATGAAGATATTGATGCAAGCGGTATATAATTTCAAGAAGGGTATGATGTTGCGGTTTTAATGCTTCAAATACCCGTTCAATCTTCTTGATTTGTACTTCAATCATCAATGTTTGCTTGTGTAATTTCTATAAAAACTTTCTTTGTTCCTGTTGTACTAATAGTTTCATCAACTGTGCTTTCAAAAACAACTGCAATTTTATCACCATTACTTCTTGTGCATTCAATAATTGCAATTCAAGATCGAACAACACCGCTTTCAACTGCAAGTCACTCAAAAACACCTTCTTGTGCAATAGATAAAAACATTGCGCCAAAATCTTTATCTTGCGTGATATTGTTCCCGTTTAATACTCAAACTCTTTGCATGTGTAAATTTATTATTGATATAAAATAAATATATATTTTTATCTAAATGTTTCAATGTCTTATGTTTCGAGTTTTCCAACTCTTCATTGCAATTCTTTGAACTGTTCAAACATATCTTTCACTTTAATCTTATTCTTTGATACTTTAATTGATACTTGTAAAAGATTTGATACTTGCAACCCTTTTTCAACAACTTGCATTGCTCCATCATAGAAAAGCATTTTATTTCAACTGTATACATAGACTTTCACAAGATCCCCAACATTTACTTGTGTAAAATCATTATTTTTAACCAATAGTGTATAATCTCAAATATATTGTTTTGCTTCTGCAATGTAATCTGCATTTTCAACATCTTCATTGATGTAATTTTCAAACAATAATTCACTTCATACATCTTGTGATGCATTTGTTTTATCAATAACCCCATTTGCGAAATCATTTGCATCATCTTCAATTTGCACCCCATCCAAGTTACTTCATTGAGGTTCATCCACATCATATATATATTCAACAAAAACTTCATCATTTGTGGTTCTATCAATCCCAACACTTGATTTTAAATGCACAACATTTCATTCAACTTTAAATTCATATCAATTTTCTGCAATATCTTGCAATATCTTGTAAACACTTGTTCACCTCTTAAATTCAACTGCTTCTGTTGGTGTTTCTGTAATATCACAATCAATTGAAAGTGTTGTGTTTGAAATTCCATTAATATATGTAAATATATCTTCAATGATTGTTTGCCAAGATTGTGAAGTAGTGTATGTTTTATCTTCTCTTAAATATCTTCTTTGTAAGATATATCACATATCTTCAATCTTTATCTTTGCAAAATTCTGTGAAATATCTTTTTTTCTAACAAATCACTTTATAAAGCTTGTTTCAACACCATCTTTCATGTAAAATATTTCAAAAATGTTCGATTTAAGAAAGAATTGGGGTGCTAAAAGCTCGTTTCAAAGTTTCAATGTAAATGTTCACTCTGAAATACTATTGATTTTTTTTGTAATATCTGAAATATTCACCCCCTCTGTTTGTCAAAGCAAGGTTCAATCTTTGTTGTATATATAGAGAAAAAACATTATAAAAGAACATTACTGAAATAAACATCAACCACAAAATCATCTGCATTTATAGTACCATCAATATCATAAAATCAAAACCTTGTGATGCCATCAATCAAAAGCCAAGAACTTCATGAAATTCTTTTGGATTTTATACTTGCTCCATTTTTCATGATAGTATAAAGCTTTGTATCAATATCTAAAACATCACCATTTGTAAAACTTTCATCAATAGCTAGGTATCTTCAAGTATCAAGATTTAAAATTTTAAATGGCTTTGAAATATTACCATTTATTTGTATTGAAAATCTGCAAGGTGTTGCAATATTTCCGGTTCCAATAATAGTAATTTCATTTGCAAAATCATTCAAAGCAAACCCCATCTTTGCACCAAGCTTCACCCCACCAAATATTCCCCCTGTTGCTTCAAAAGTATTTTCAACTGTTGAAAAGTATCTTGGATCATCTCATTGTAAAACAACCCTAAATCTTCGATCACTTCCATCTTGCCAATCATCTTCATCAAGTTCATAATCAATTGCTTGTTTTATCTTGGCTTTTATTTCCCATTCCCTTTCTTGTTCATCTGTAACGGTAAATGTTTTGTATTCTGTTTCAAAACCCCTTGCTTGTAATGAAAAGAGTTTATCTAAATAATCCATTGCTTGTGATGTACCAAATCTTGTATCTGCTTCAATAATTCATTCAATTTCAATAACCCTAGCATCTGCAAGGGTTGGTGAAGATGTTGCACCATGTGTTCATTGCAACAATATCTGTTCATCTCGTGTGTTTAATTTTCTCCAATTAACAAGGGTCAATCAAATAGTAAAATCATCTGTTCTTTTACTAATCCCTTGTCAATCAAATGTGTATGCTGTTCAAATCATTTTTATATATTATATCTTAAAGTTTCCAATTTGCATAATCCAAAAACCCTTTTGCATCCATTCATCACGCAACATTTATTGTATTGTTTTGCGTTTTATTCAATGTACTTGTATTTCATCCACTTACAAAGCCTTTTCATCTTGCACCCTCTAAGTTGTCAAACAATGGTTTCATACTGTTCACCATCCATTTTGGTGCCACCCATTCACCTTTGTGTACAACTCCGGCTACTTCATTCGCACCGCCATCACCGGTAAATCATCCAACCGCAAATCATCTTGAACTTTTTGAAGAATTTAATTGTGCTTGTTTCCTAATAGCTTTATCAATTTGTGCAATAAGTGATGCGTATTCACTTTGTATACCGTTTAAATTACTCATTTGAACCGCTGTGGCTTGATTTGATAATTCAACCGTTTTAGAAGCAATTTTTGCTTGTTCTCAAATTATGAAATCACTTTGTTCTGTAAGCTTTATTCTTTCCGTAGCAAGTTTTATAATCAATGCTTGCTCTTCTTTTGAAAATCTATTGAAAGCTTCTGTTTCCATAAATGTTGTCAAATTCTGTTCATCAAGCTTTTTAAGTCATAAGAAAGCTTGATTTATTTTCAACATACTTTCCATCTTTGCTTTTTCTGCATCAAACTCTTCTTGTGCTTTGTTCTTTGCATTTGAAGTATCTTCAATTATTTTTTCCGCACTATTTAGTTTAGCATACCTTTCTGCATCTTTCAACTTCTCTTGTGAAACATTACTTTCAATTAATGCTGTTTCCTCAATAAGTTTTTTCTTTTCTTTCTCAAGTGCCATGATCCTTTCAACCTCTTCAATATCACCATTTCAAGCTTCAAGCATCTCTTTTTTTAATTTGAGTTCTTCAAGCTTATTATTTAATGAAATTTTTGAACTTTCTTTGGTTTTTTCCGTAATTTCTGCAACCTTTTGTTCTTGTAAATTTATTTGTTCATTTACTTTCTTGATATTTTCAAGCCTTTTATCTTCATCATCAAATCATTGTTGCTGTGTATCTGCAATTTGTTCAATTATTTCTTGCTCTCTCTCTTTAATTTCAACATATCGTGAAGCAAGATCATTTTTCTCTTCACTATCAAGATTTGAAATTTCTTCATCTAATTTATTTTTTCTTTCTTCAAGCTCTTTGTTTATCTCTCGTATGCTTGTTAATATTTCATCATTATATTTCTTGCTATCCTTTGCATACTCTTCTTGTGCTTTAATATTATCATCTATTTGTTTTTCAATATCTGCATACTCTTTTTCAAGTTCTTCAACTTTCTTCTTCATCACATTGGTTCCCTTTGCTCCTGTTTCTCACGCACTACCCATAACATCACCCAATGTTGAAGCCCCATCACTCGCATCAAGTAATTGGCTTTCAACTTCTCAAATCTGTTTTTGTAACTTTTTATATTCATCCGTTCCAATTTTAGCATCTCGCAATTGTCAATTTAATTCATCCAATCTTGAATTCAACTTATTTATAGTATCATCACCAAAAGATTGGTTCATTGCTTCAATTTCTTCAACTGTTTGTTTAATTGCAAGTTGCTGTTCTGTTGAATTTCATGTGATAATATCTTTCACTTTTCCAAACTCTTTTGCTACTCACTTTGTAAGATTTCACATTTGGCTTTGAAATGATTTGATTGATGATTTTGTATTCGTAAAATTAAAACTTGTATCAACTCCACCAAATACATTTCAAAAATTATTTAATCATAATTTATCCGCAAATTTTTCACCTAAGTTTCACGGTATCATACCAAGCATCGCACGAAGTCACGCACTCATAATTCATGGCAAATCATTCAATGATGCTTTTATAAGTTGCGGTACTACTCTTGCGAATTCTTTAAAATTTCAAACAACATCTTTTAATCCACTCCATACAACATGTCAAATTCATGCAAGACTAATTCAAGCCGCCCCGAGTATCAAACCAAATGTTCATAAGAAAACACTTTTTGCAATTCTTCAAAAATCCCATATCCAACCCATAATTGAAACAAGAACATTTCAAGTTACTGTTTTGAAATTTTGCCATTTTGATTGTGCTACTTTTAGTTTGAAATCTGTTGTATCTGCCATTTTACGCACGGCTTCTTCAAGATTTCATTGCCCTGTTGTAACTTCATCAAGACTATCTTTATATTTTGTGTTTTGAGTTGTTGCAAGTGCTATAATAAGCTTCTGTGCTTCAATTTCCGGTATTAATTGCCTTAGAGCTTCCGTATTTCAATCAACTGCATCATACACTTCTTTTGCTACCGTTGCGAAGCCTTTTTGTTTAATAGCGGATTGTCACACCTCTATTCATAATTTATCAAAAAGCTTTCTTGCTTCTTTGGTAGGTGATGCAAGTGCATTTATAGCACCGTTTAATTGCGTAATAACTTGATTTGCGTTTCATGTAACACCAGTCAAAGTTGAAAGAATTGCAAAAACTTCATTGATACTTACACCCGCAGGTTTCGCAGAAGATGTAAGATTTTGCATTGCAATTGCCATATCTTCAATGGTTGTTTGTCAAAGCTTATTTGCAATAAAAAACTTTTCTGCAATATCTCATGCAATGTTGATATTTTCACCATATTTCTTTATTACTGCAATGATACCGTTGAAAGCTGTGGTTGTATCTGTACCGGCTCCAACTGCTGTAATAGCGGAAAGCTCCATTATTTTTGAAACATTCTGAAATTCAACTCATGCACTCGCAATATTAAAACCAGTTTCTAAAAGTTCCGCTTTCGCAAGTCCATATGTTTCCGCAACTCGCTGTATCTCTTGTCAAAGCCCTTTCATTTCTTTTTTTGAAACATTTGCAACCGTGTTGATCCTTGCAAGTCATTTTTCAAACGCAACAAATTCTGTAAATGAATTTTTTAAAAGAGTTCATATTGAAGCTAACGCACCAAGAATTCAACCGGCAAAAAGAATAGTTTTAAGTGACCCAAAAGCTTTACTTAATCTTCAAACTCATTTTGAACCCTTTTCACCAATATTTTTTTCAATATTATCTCACGCATCATTCATTTCACCTTTCAAATCATTGGTTGCTTTTTTTACACTCGCAACATCCAAACTTGCTTTTACTTTCCACTCTCAAATTGCCATGTTTTATTTTTTAGTTGATAATGCATTATTTATTCATTTTTTATCCGGCTTGTGTCAATTCTTGAAATCATCATAGCTTTCACCTCATGTAATAACTCACATTCATGAATTCATTTTTGCAAAATATAAATATTCCCAACTCCTTATTTCTGTTCTTGATTGATGTAAAGCCAACATCATCTTTCATTCTAGTATAAAAAAGTGTTCCGGGTCAATTTTATCTCATGAAACCGCTTTATTGCTTCATAGCCTTTCTTTAAGCTCGTTTGCTTCATATCATCCCAAAAGTATTTTCAAAGCATTCTCTAATTGCCTTTTACACATTAATTGTGCATCTTGTCAAAATAATTCACCCATTACTGTTTCATCACCCTCTAAAAATCGTACATATTGTCAAACTGTAATATCTTGTACTTCAATAAATTTATCAAAGTATTTAAACTTATATTTTTTCCTGTTTGTAATCATCTTGATTTCTAATTTTATGTGTAATAATTTCTATTATTTTTAAAATGTGTGTTGTGTTGATATATTTTATATTCACATCTTTATTTCTAATTTTCAAAAGCTCTTCAATAATATCTTTCCATTTATTCATGAAATATTCATCCGTTGTAATCTTTGTTGAAATTTTCTGTATCTTTGCATAAATACTTGGTGGTATATCTCAAATCTCATACTTCACACCGCCTACAATCACCACATCCGGTTTTTCATTTACATCAAGATCATATATTTGCATATTTTTACAATAAAAAAACTATTCTTAAATCTAAGAATAGTTTTTTTGTAAAATGTTTCAATGTCTTATACATCCTGTTCATCAAATAACCTGTATAGTTTATTATCTGATGTTGGGAAAGCTTTAATTTCAATTGCACAACTCATGTTCTCTTCTCATTCATCCGGTTGAAATGTCATTTCAACACCCGCCCTATTGTAACCTCTATAAAATTCAATACCAAATTCTTTTCCATCTTCATCTTCATTCACAAACTTAAATTGATTTAAAGCCATGAATTTGTTGATATCTGAAAAGATTTGTTCTTTTCTCTCAAGCGGTGTGTATGTATAATCACCAGTTATTGCACCTGTTTGTGCTGTAAGCGGTAGTATAAATGTTTCACCGTTGTGTATGTATACTTCATAATCCGTACCATCCACAAGTGCTGTACCATTTTCTTTCATAACAACAGAACCATTTTCTGTTCCATCACCATTACTGTTTTTGAGTTTGAACGGTTCACCAACAACCCATCCAACACCATGTGCTTCACCTGTTACGGTTTGTTCTGTTCCATCAACTGTTGAATAGTTTGCAAAACCATCAATTGTTTGCATTTTATCAAGTGCAAGTTCTTGTAAATTACAAGAAAGTATTACTTCACCAATTTTAATTTTTGGTTCCATTTTTGCATTATCAAACACCCTTTCTTTAATGATCTTTTCAACCATCAATTTTCATTCCGTTAATGCACCCAAGTTAATCCATGTAACACCATTATCCGGTGAAACCATAAGGGTTCCACTCCCAAATCTAACTGCATTTTGCCTTTGTACTGTGCTTTGCATAATAAGAAAAAATTATAATTATAAACTATCTTGTAGCTTTATGTGAATTGTAAGATGTGTTCAATACATTCATAATTCCTTGTTGTAAGGTGTATTATTTATGATTTTAACATTCACATTCTTCACCGGTGCTTTCTTCAACATGTGAAAGTGCTTCACCAATAATGCCTTTATTTTATCATTCTCTAACCCGCTTTTTCACCAAATACTAATTTGGAAATAGTCATTTCTAGTGCCTTTGAAATCAATCTTAGCATTTGAAATTTCCTTATAAATAACCAATGGTGATTGCACATTTTCTGCATCTGATTTACCATATGATATTCTTGTTCAAACAAAATCGTTTAATCAATCAACCAATAATAATTCATCATATATAAATTCTAATAAATCAACCATGTATTTGTATTATTACTTTTTAAGTATTGTTTTCAATGTCTTTTATCTAAGAAGTAATTGAACTACCTGTGCATACTCCGTTGTCATCTGTTCTGCACTATCAATAATCCCCTTTCTTAAATAACTTCTTGCTTCCATATTTGGTGTTCCAAACTCCACATGTCATGCATAGTTTTCTGCATCATCATCTTGTGCTACTCAAATTTCAAATTCAAAATCACTAATTTCTTCAAATCAAATTGATCTCTTTAAGTTTCAAGTAACACTTTGTGATGGGTCTTTTGGCATTCTCGCATTATCTCGTGGTGTAATATCTGCAATATTATTTGTTGCAAGCTCCACAACATGCAAAAGCCCGCCCCTCATTGCCCTTTCAATCTTAGCTTCATCAAGTTTTACTTCACTCATTTTTAATCCTATCAATAAATAATAGCATGTGATCCGGTTCACCACCAAATCATGGTGATAATTCCACAAACTTCACTTCATATTCAACTGCATTTGCATCTTCAATAACATCTCATTCTTTAATCACAACCCCTTTTTCAAGCCTTGCTTTATGTGATGTTTTCACAAATTCAACCATATTTCATGCGAACATGTCATACGGTTTTTGTGAATTTCTAAGAAGTAGGCATTTAATACCGGTTGCAATGGTGTTAAATGTCGCTGTTTTCTCTCATATGCTGTTCTTTCCACTTGTTGATTGTTTCACCTCTATTACTGCATTGAAATCATCTGTGAAGCTACTTAAAAGACTTTTTGCCATACTATATTCTTAAAGGATTATAAATGTTTGGTTTGTAGTTATCTAAAACTTCACGGAAGTTCATTTGAATTCATCATTGCATTTCTCATTTTGAAAAGAAAGTTTTTGATAATGTTTCAATCTTTTTTGATTTTACATTTGTTTCCGCACCGCTATTTGGGTTGTCATTGTAAGTTAATGTGCATATTTCCAAACAAGCCTGTTCAACATCTGCAATATCATCAAGCCTTGTGTATCATGCTTTGTATTCTATGTATACAGTTCATTCAAAGTATCGTGATAAATAAATTATTCATTCATCAATCCTATCTTTTGATAAACTTGCACCGGTGGGATTGCTTTCTTTCATTGTAATAATTTTACCAACCGGTAAATAATCAACCACAATGAATTCACCGTATGAACTCAAGTATTGCTTATATGTATTTTCTCATAATGAAAAACCCAAATATTTATCAAACTGTTTTGTGACGGTTTTTATTAATCTTCAAAGCAAAGCATCTTTTGAATTATCTGTTGTTTCAATTCAAAGATACTCTTTGAGATTTTCAAGTGTTGTGTATTCCATCCCTTTTTCTGAAATTAAATATTATTTTTGTTTCTCAATATAAGCTTCAATTGCTTTCTTATAATCCTCTTTTGCTCTTCAAGTAACTTTAATATCAAATTCTTTTGCAAATGCTTTAAAATCTTGAATTGTTCCATTTTCTAAGTCAATTTCAACTTCTTCTTCAACCTCTTCTTCATCTTCTTGATCCTCTTCATCCGTTTCTTCTTCACCATCCTCTTCAACCTCTTCTTCATCTGTTTCATCCTCTTCATCTTCTTCATCATCAAACTCTTCTTCTTCAATTTCATCATCCTCTTCAACTTCATCTTCACCAAGCTCTTTTCTTTTCTGTGCTTCACCATCTAGCTTTTTCTGTTCTGCTTTAATTCTTCTTTGCTCTTCTTTCTTATCCTCTTCTGCTTGTAGAACATCCACATCTGCTTTAATTTTAGCATCATTTCTGCTTTTTATTCTCTTTGCATAATCATCAATTAAACAAAATCCTTTGGCTTCATATTTCTTTCTATACTCCGGTGTGATGTTTATTGTTTCATCCGGTCTTATACCGTTATATATGATGTTTCAAGCATTAATCATTTTTAATGTTTTTGGTGTTTTTTCTTCACCTTTTTTTGCAACATTTTTAGTTTTCGTTGCTTTTTTTGTCGTATTCTTTGGCATAATATGTGTAATAATAAAAATAAAATAGACACCTTTTACAGTATCTATTTTATAACTTGTTGCAATGTCTTTTAGACTATCGAGATTTTACACCCTCTAGTAATGCACAAAGATTTGGGTTTAGAAGTAATACATCAATTCTTGCTGTGAAGATAAAGTGTGTTGCTCTAAGTCTTGCTTTTCTTTCCGGCTCTATTGTGATGTCTTTTTGAATACCGTATAGCATGTTGTTTTTTGCCATAATAAGTACATCAACCGCATCTGTAAGAACTTCAACAACTTTATTTATTGTTGCACTTGAACTATCAATATCGTATGTGAACGCATCCGCTACTGTGATAGTATTTGTTGATACACTTACAACCTTTGTAATATGCTCTTGTCCATTATCAAGTGCAAAAGCAATACTTGCTCCGGCTGTAATACCTGTTGCACTATCAACATCTGCTGTTGTGTCTCCGGCTGTAACATCCGAAGAAAGTTCTGTTGCAAATCATGATGTTTTTGGAACTGCTCTTGATCTACCAATAATGTTGGCTTCTGTAAATCCTAGTTTACCAAGTCGATCCGTTGGAACTCTAGTGTTACCCTCTAGGTATTTATCTTCATAATCTAACATTATGTTTCATGGTACATAGAGAACATCTATAAGCTCACGGTATTTTTCTTCAACTGATTTGTAGAGTTTACTCATTTTTGTTCTATCAATATACCTATCTGCAAAAATATTTGTATCTGTTGCATCTAGTACAGAACCACCGTTTTTCTTGATTTGAGTAATGAACCCATCAAACATTCCCATAAGTGAAACCGGTGCATCAACTTTTTTAGCATACATACCAACTTTTTCAAGCTGTGTTGCTCCTTTTTTAGCAATCATTCTCATAAGATGATCTTTGAATGCATTTCATTCAATATTATCATCAAGTTCATTGTCAAAAATGGTAACCATTCAAACAATCTCTTTTGAAACAAGTTCTTTTTTCATTGCACTTGCTTTAATGGTTTCATCAACTTCTGTTGCATGTACTCATGGAACAAAAATATCATCATTAATATCAATTTCTGCAACTTTCTTTGTTGGTGTAGTCATTCTTACAACATTTGCATCTTGCATGATTTTACTTTCATCAACAATGTAATCAATGAATTTATCCGCTTGTGTCGGATTTAGGTGAACAAGCTCGCTATTAGCTGTTCCCGTATCAAAAGCTTTTTTGATCTTCTCTTTTATGCTCATAATAAGAAATTTTTAAAAATATAATATAAAACTAAAGCCCCAAATCATCCCAAATCTCTTCATCCTTTTGTTTTTCCGTTTTCTCGATTGTCTCCTTTCATGGATCAACAGAAGTTGAACCACTTTCTTCATCTGCAATCTTTTCAATCACCTCTACTGCATCCATAACTTTTTCAAAATCTAGTTTCTCAAGTGTTTTTGTGATACTTTCCATATCTTTAAACATTTGTGATGCTTCAAAAATTTGTTTTAAAACATCCGCAAAATCTGAACCACTAATATATGCATCTGCATATTTCTTGATTGTTTCTTTGGCTGTTTTTTCAATTGCTTCTTTTTCTGCATCCGTTGTTTCAACTTTCGTTGTTTCAACATCCTCTTCTTTTGCTTCATCTGCAATTTCATCTGTAAGCTGTGAAGCTTCCGTCATTTTTGCAATTGCTTCTGTTGTTTTTTCCTCTCAAAGAAGTTCCGCACTCTCTTTTTGAAGTTGTGCAACCTTTTTTATCTTTTCTTTCAAACTCATAAAAAGTAGGTAATTAATATAAAATATATGTTTTACAACAAATGCATTGTGTCTATTCTCAACACTTTTTCAATGTCTTTTCTAAATTTGTTGCAATTTTCTTTAACTCTTCTTTCTGTGTTTTCGTAATAGTCTCTTTTCAACACATCTTTGCAACTGTTTTGAAAATAGAAAACTTTGTTGTAGCCTTTTCAACTGCTGGTGTTTCGTTACTTGTAACAAGTGTTATATTTCAAACCACCATATCTTTAATACTTTTTGCCATCTTAAATAATTTTATATAAATATTATACATCAATTCTGTATCACTCTCATTCAATAGATATTCAAACAAAATCACCATTCACAAACGCATCAAATATTACTTGTGTAAACTTCATTCAAATAATCCAAGATCATGCCGGTATTGTTTCACCGTTTTCAAGTAATATATCAACCGGTGCAATATAGCTTTCAACAAACTTTGCATCTTCATCATCCACTTTATCTTCTGCTTTGTGATCTATATCAACCACCTTTTCTTGAATATTCAACATAAATTCATGTGCTGTTTTAGTAATTTCAAGTTCACTAATCAAGTCACCATTTATATCTTCTTTATCCGGCTCTAATGCAACAAAAAGAATGGTGTTAAAACTCGCTTCTTTCTTGATAATTTGTAAATTTGCCATTGAAATTCCTGTTTACTGATAATATAGCCACTATATAGTTTTAATCTTCTGTTTCAATGTCTTTTAATAATTCAAGAAAATCAAATGTTTTGTCTTTTTCTCATGAATACACAAGCTTTCACCCATCAATCAATTCATCATCATATTCAACATCAATATTTCTTCATCATGCTTTTTCCAAAATTTCAAACTTCTCTTTGAACTTTAATCATTCAAATATTGGTGTGAATACTCATGTTGTTGCTTCATCACCGTACATATCTTCATATTTTTCAACAATATTTTCTATACTAATCATAACAATATGTTAAAAACTAAATCAATTTTCTTCATAAAAGCTTTTCATGGCTTCATATGTCTTTGGCATCATTGCTTTCAATACTTTATTATCCAAAAAGTGCGTTTCATTCAAGTGTGCAAAAAATTCATGTGCTTGCATTCTTGTTACATTGTATTCACTTCAAAACATAGATGTTCACACAAGCAATTCTTTATTTAAAGATGCTTGGCTTGTATAATATCAATAACTATGTCATGCACCAAGCTTTTGTTTTGTTAATGCACCAATAGTATCTTGAAATGCACCAACTTCTTCTTTAAATCTTTCTGTGACTTCATCATATTGCACTTCATATGTTCTTCATCTTCTTTTGACTTTCTTGGTTGCTGTTGAAACCTTATATGATGCAAGGCTTGCAATATCATCAACATTTTCTTTAATCAACTTTGCTGTAGCATTCGTATACTTCGCTGTTGCTATCTTGTAAAATGTTTTATCTTTTGTAAGTTCTTGTAATTCATCAAATGATGATTTGAATGTTCATAAGAATTTTTCAAGCTTTTCACTATCTTTCAATATCTTCTCTTCAAAGAAGAAATGCCCAACTTCATGTGCTTCTGTAAACTTCTTTTCAACCTCACTTGCTGTTCTTTTACCAATGTTCACAACTGTTGTTGATCCATCAACACTTTTTCTGTAAAACCCTCTTCATTTTCCTATGAACTCACTTGGCATTCAAATTTCATTAAAATATGATGCCGGAACACTTAGTGTTGAAAGCTTGTTGTAATTCTTGGGTTTTATACCATCTGTAAATCATTTATCTTCAAGTGTAATACCTTGTTCTTTCAAAAACTCCGGTTCATTATCAACGGTCAATCTCTCTTGTTCATCAAGATTGAATAATTTTGTTTTTAAATTACATCTGCACCCTATAAATCTTGTTGGCTTGTCTTTGTTTCATTCACTTTCAAAATCTTGGCTGTATGGTATCCATCATTGAAAATCATTATGCATACATCACGGTGTTGTGACTGCATCACGGTGGCTTTGCCATTGCTTCCAACCATCCACACCATATTCTTTGCGGTATCTCTTAAATTGTACATCTTTTCAATTCAAGTAACTTTCACCAACCTCTTGCGATGCTATGAGATTTGCACGGTATGTTCAAAAAGCATAATCATTTTTCAACTCTTTTGCAATCCTGTTGTAACCCCATCATTTTTCAATCCCATCACTCACAAGTTTATTAATGCGTGTTGTAGTATAATCATCAATACCTTGTATCTTGGTTCAAGCAAAAGACTGTGCATAATCAACTGCATCTTGCTGTTTAACACCAAGTTTAACTTGCACTCATGGTTCCTTTCAAATTGAAGCATCAAGCTTTGTTGATCCAATACTAAAACTATCTTCAAAGTATTTTTTATATGTTGAAATATCATCTTCTTCAACCGTCTTTGCTATATTTTCAAGTAATGCATCATTCATTTTAACTTCAACATTGCTTTCAATTTTCTTCAAAGCTTCATTGTAAATCCTTTCAAATATCTTTTCAATAGCATCTGAAAAATCACCCTGTATTGCTACAAGCTCACTTCATCATAAATCAAAAACCTTTTGAAGTGTTTTTTTTATTTTCTCCTTATAAATTTTCTCTAACATCTTTTTCAATAGTTTTAAAAATCTTTTCAATGCTTTCTGATGGGCTTGTTTCTCATTCATCCACCTTTATTTCATCTTCATCATCTGTAAGCGTTCATGTATAGAAAGTATCACCATCACTTGGTTCATCCCATCATGCCCTTTCTCTCGCTTGCTCTTGTGATATTGTACCGTGTTTCACATATCAAGTAACAACTTTCATTTCTTCAAGTTGATCTTTCAAATCAATCTCTTCATACTCTAAATCATCAATCCCCTCTACTCACTCAAATATTTTCTTAAAATCTTTCAAGTTTCTTCATTGAATTGGTAGCACTTTATGATTATTGAAATTTTCCAATGCCTGTGTTGATGTGTTTTTATTTCATACCACCGCCAAAAGTATTTCATACGGTATATTCAACCCAATTGCTATTTTCTTCAACAACTCTTCTGTTTTGTCATTGAATGCCTTTGTATCAACATCATCACTTAAATCTGTTTTCTCTATTGCAACATCAATAAGTGCGTGTGTTCACGCATTTGGCACCCCATTCATGTTGTTTTGAAGAAATGTTTGTAATACTTTCTTTCAAGTAACTGTAAGCTTTGTTTTTGCATCCTTTGGTGATATAACAGAAACTTTCATCCAACCGTTGTTGAATAAGTTTAAGAAATACACATCTATTGAAGAAAGTAATAAAATCTGATCTATTGAAGATACAAATTTTGAATGCCCATAATTCTTTGAAGTGATATTTGCATTCTTGAATTCATATAATTCATTCAATTTTGGATTATATCATGGTATTTTTGCTGTTGAAAGTTCATTTGGTTTCACTCCTGTTGCTTCCCAAATCTTTTTTTGTTTATTTCTTTCATCATCATTCCCAATGAATTCATTGAAATATACTGTTTTTGTTCAAACTTTCTGTGCGTATCAACCTTTTTTAAGCTTTCTTACGGTACTTGTAATCACCGGTTCTAATCTCTTCACTTCATTTCCTTTTTTATTTCTAATTATTTCAAAATAAGTAATACCAAAAAATTCCCTTGCCATATTCAAGAAATCGTGATCTATTCAATTCAACTTTGTTTTCAAATCTTCATTTTCTGTGATGAACTTACTTCATACACTTGATGCAATCTTTTCAAGAACTCATGGAACCAAAAAGCTTTCTTCAAAAAGTCTTTCCAAACTCTTAAAGTCCGGTGCTTCAATGAACCCATCAAAGTTCTTGAATTCATCTGTTTCTTTAGCCTGTTGGCTTGTTTTCCTAATAACTTGCACACCTCATGCTGTTTTCTTTGGCATCATTTCTGCATTAAAAATAAAATCATTTACACCTTACTTGCTTTCACTCTTGTTTCAATGTCTTATATTTCATATTTTTGTACCATCTTTTCAATCTTCTTCATAACATCAATATAATCTGCAACCATCTTTTTTTCACTATCTGAAAACCTCAATACTTCCATGATGTGTTGAATACTCCAAGAATTGTAATATGGTAAGCTGTCACCGCTTTCAATCCTAGCCAATGCCCTATCACTCATTTTTATTTGCTTTGCTAGAACTTGTAAATCAATATCCATTCGCACCCTTTTGAACCTCACAAGGGTTCATAACAAGCTTTCCGTTTTTGGGTACCACTTTTTCATATTCTCTCTATAAAATGCATCTTTTTTGAGATTGAAAAACGCATAGAGAATATCAAGAATATTGCGGTGATATTTCTTATGCTCTCATTTTATAAGTGATAATATAACACTTTCATGAACTCACGATTGAATGCATAAGGTTTTCAATGAATAGTCTTTTAAAAAAATCTTCACTTTTTCAACAAGCATAATAACAACAATTAAATAATAACAACTTCATCTTCTGCACCCTCTATGAGAAAATCTGTTTGTGCGTTCTCTTGGCACATCATCCAAGCATCAAACACATCTTCATGCTTCACTTCCGGAAAATTCACCATTTGATACACTAAATCTTTATCTTCATCAATTCACCTTTCACTTTCTTGCCTTTCCAAGAAGTAACAAAATCAAGCTTCAACCAATGATGCCAATGCTTCCGCTCTCACAAATTTATCTTTGGAAGTCCACACATCAAGCAATGGAACCCCTTTTATAATCAAATCTTCTGCAAGCTTGGTTTCTTTATTGGCTTCTTTAATCACCACATCCGGTTTGTACTTCAAGAATATGTTGTACACCGTTTGAAGTAACTTATTTGGTGAAAGCTTTAATCAAGTTGAAAATATTTCATAAGTATTGTTGCCAATCAACCCAATCACCACCACACCGGTGAAATCATTTACTTCTTTCAATCAAGTTGCCGGATCAATACCCATAATGATTTTATCAAACTCTTTAAATCATGCGTGGTATCGTAACCAATAATCTTTCATTGGTCTTTCTTGTTTTGAAATTGGTATGTTTCTATATTCTTGATTGAAAAATGCTGTTCCCATTCACTTTTTAAATCATCTTTTTCATGTCTTTGGGTTAATATAGAAATATCAATCCCTTTTTTTCCTAAAAAGCTTCTTACTCCAAAAGCCTTTCCATAATATGTTTTCTAAATTAGCATCACATCATTCATATTGAACCGTGAACCATCCTTTTTTATCTCTTAGGTACTTAACAAAGCAAAGTTCACTTACAATGGTTCATATGACAATTGTGCGCAAGTCTTTATTCAATCATTCAACCGTTTTATTGTACCAATCAATAAACTTTTGTGCTTTCTTGGGTGTATCTGCATCACCATCTTCTTGTGGATCATCAATTACAACTTCATCAAACCTTGTTCACCTTGCCTTTTGTCATGATGTTAAACTTTCGAGATATGAACCATTCAACATTTCAAGTTCCCTTTGTCTCCATCTTAAAAGCTTCGCATCTCGTGGATCATCTGAATTCTTAGGTTGTAAGTTCCCATATACTCACACCAAAAGTTCATTCACTTCAAGTTCTCTTCTAATCTTTCACAATGTCTTTTCACCAAGCCCCTTTGATGCAATATACAACATTGCTGTTTTCGGATAATATAACACTTTCCACAACATATAAATCCATGTAATAGTTGTTTTGGCATGTTGCCTTGCTACAATCAAGTTTATATCAAGTTCACCATACTGTGTGTAATACTTCATGATCTCTTTATGGAAAGCGGGTGTTCCGGTGTGCTTACCATCCTTTCAAGCCTTTATATGTCACAAGAAGTAATCACCAAAAAATTCAATATCAAAAAAACCCTTTGAGTACACGAATTGTTTATATTCATCTTCTCAAAGAGTATCTTCAAGTTCAAACTCTTCAATTATTTTCACTTCTGCAAGTGAAAGCATTTGATATTTTATTGAACTCATGAACTTGTGGTGTTAAAAGCTACATTGTTTTCTATATAATATACACAAACTACTTTTTAACAACAATAATTCTTTTCTTCTTTGGCTTGGTTGCTTTACTCTTTGCATCTTTTCTTTTTTGCCTAGCTTCCATCTTTTCTTTCTTCATTTGTTTCAACTGTACTAACCTTTCACGCAATGGGTCACGCAATGTGATTATTGATGTATTTTCAACAACATCTTTTCTTGAATACTCGTTTTTCTCTAGCCTTTCAAGTAGCCATTTTGAGTTCTCCACATCTCATGCAACAAGTGATTTGAATATATTGGCTTTTGCGTACATCTTGGTTGAATTACGCAATAGTACTTTTCTCTCTCGAAACTCTGGGTTCTTATCTTGGTATCTATAAAGTGTTGCCGTTCATATTCAAGAATACAAACAAGCTTGTTCATCTGTGTAATTCATACAAAAAGCCATATACAAAAGTCGCAATACATTCTCATTTATTACCGGATTTCTTCAACAATCACAATCTTTTTTTTGCTTCTTACATCAACCACATTTTTCATTTCAATGTTTTGACTTTTGAACCTCTTGGGTTTTGATAGTTTCGGGTGCATCTTGCTTTGCAAATTCATCTGCTTTGGTTCACCCTTGTTCACTAGCTAAAATATGTTCTGCAACTTCATCTGTATTGAAATCAACAAAATCATTTTTTACTTGCTTTCATTTCTTTCTTGGCATCTTTTATTATTTTGTCAAATAAAGCACTATCTTGAATATGCTATATACCATAAGTCAAAATACTGTATAACTTGTTATAAGTATATAGAACAAAAAGTATTTTTCAATATGTGAACATATGCATTCCCATATATCTTGCTTCAACTCTTTGAGATACAACATGAATATAAACATATCAAATCCAAAAGAGTTTGAAATTTTATACTTCTCTTCATTGGTGAAAGTTCATGGCATTCTTTCATTTCTAATATATGCATCAACTAACCACTTCATTTCTTCATTAAGTGTGTAATACTTTTGTGCATCTGTTCGTTTGTGTGCCATATTATATTTTGGAAGTATTAGTTTTGTAATAATCTGTTAAATGATATGAAATATATGTATCGATATCAAAGAAGGCAAAATCACCAAATATTGCAAGTGCAACTTTCAAATCAATCTTATTTCAATATTTTAAAATATGCCTTTCATCCTGTTCTTGATCCTTTCCAACTCACACACCAATGTATGCTTGAAAGTATTTCATTGTATCATCAAATCAAAGTACAACACCGGCAATGCCATTTGCACGCAATCATTCACCGTACCATACACTTTGTATTTTCTTCATTGCTAGCAATCATTATTAAATATCAAACCATACAAGCCAATTAAATGCGTTTTACTCTAAAAATTCTAAAACAAAGTTTTCATTGCAAGTAACAAACTTTGCAACCTGTTCACCGTTCTTTTTATATCATCCGGCAAATTCACAATTATTAAGTGTGTGATACATAAAGTTCATCTTTTGTTCTTTGATGCGTTCTTGTGATATTGGGTATATATACATTCACAATCAAGCTATCATTGATGTTATAATAAATATAACTGCTATTTTCTTCATTATATATTTTTATTAAATTCTAATATCTTTGTACACCTATCTGTTGCCTTTACTTGCAATGATGTACTTTCACCGTAGCAAGTAGTGTAATCTGTAAATCAAGCCCCTTGTACATCAAGTGATAATGCTTGTGCAACATCCTTGTGTGTAAGTGATTTTCAAAAGATTATTATTGAACCTTGCTTTGTTGTAATGTATTTCATGTTTTATTATCTGATATTTTTAATATAAAATCTAAATGCTTTATTGGATTATCTAAGTTTTCTAAAATTCTTCATAATACATATCTGAAATCTAACTTCTTTGAAATTTTATTTTCTGTATATTCAATAAACTTGTTCATGAATGGTTGTGAAAATATTATTTCCGAAATTGGAACTTCTGAAAACATATCTGCATTTGAAATAATCCATTTCGATTGATACCATAAGTAAGGTGGCTTATATCAAATAATTTCACATATTTGCTTCAATCTTATATAATTCATATTTTTTTAATTGGAAGTATTTTGTTTTACAATATTTCTTCAAAACTTTCAAGCCATTATCACCATTCACCTTTCTGTTTTTGGCTTCTTGATGTTTGAAACAGTTTGGCAATGTAATCTTCAATTATAAGCAAATGATAATGTGTACACGGTAGGTTCTGCATATATATCAACAACCCCAAAATAAAATGTGTATGTTCATCTAATATGTTCATATTGTGTTCATTTCTCTTTGGTTTCAATGCTTCAATATCATTCTTGTGATACTTTGTATGAATAATTGTATATTTCCATAATTATTTCTTAAAATTAATTGGTATTTTTGCACAAAGTTTTGAAAAATCAATCAATGCATCTTTAAGTTGATTTAAATTAATTAATCATTTATTGTATGGGTTCACCTTACTGCAAATAAAGAAATCACCTCTTCATATCCACATATGGCATTGTCTAAGATGCCAAGAATAGAAAAATGCTGTTGGGTACATCCTATGCCTACAAAATATGCTCTTTTCACTCTCTAATGCATCCCAAAATTCTTGCAATGTTTCAATCTTCTTTCTGAGTATGAAATTTCAACTTTCTGTAATCATACCAATGTGTGGTTTTGTTTTACTCATGATTATCTTTTAATTGAATACATTTCACAAACTTCTTCATGAACCTTTGCATTATCTTTATTCTCTCACCATCTGTAATAAATCTATGTAAATGCAATCTTGTAACCATTTCACCATGCTTTTGAAAATTTGCTTTTTGTAATGGCTTCACATCCTCTTTGTATTCAATTCATTGTGTTTCCATTTGTTCTGCAACACTTCATGTATTGTATCAAAAACCTATTTTTATTTTCATAATAATATTATGTTATGTGGTACTAACTTTTACTTCTCTTGTGTCTTTGCCTCTGCTCCTTTCTCCTTTGTTCCTGTTTCTCCTTTGGTGTCATTATCTTGCTTGTTTTCTTTGGGTTTATTATGATTATTCACATATTTTTTAATATTACTATGCATTGAAGAAATACAACCGGCTACAAAATCAATTGGTATTCTCATTACTGAAATTCAAAGTTCATATTTTGAATTCTTTTCATCAAAAATTAAATGCTTCAAGATTATATCTTGTTCATATATACATAAAAGCATATTGTGATCCATAATATAGAACGCAAAACTAAATGGGTGTTCACCATCATATACTTTACAACCTGTGTGTCTCTCGAAGTAATCAAGTATCATTCATAATGGAACATCTCACATATTTAATACTTGTGAAATAGGTGTGTATTTTTCTTCTTTCTTCTCTTCTCTTGCCATTGGGGTTTGTGGTACCATGTGTTTGTTTTTAATTATAAAGTTTTGCTTTAATGCCTTTTTAGAAAATCATCTAAATCATAATCCGTAACCATATTACATCCGTGATGTTTACACGCACCATATCAATCTGCTCTTCTCTCTCAAAATTTACATTTATGCGGTATTCATCCAATCTTGAATTCTTGCCATGTCTTGCGGTCTTTCGATAATGTAAGGAACCAAAACGGTGTAAGTATCAAGAAAGTTATATAATAACCAATTGTTTTCTTTCAAAGATTTGTGTATTGCATGTGGTAAAGATATTATGTTTTAATCTTATATAAATTGTATACGATAAATAATATAATGCAAGCTTTTTATCTTGTTAAATCGGGTATTCAAACACTTAAAATTTCATTTCTGAAATACGATGCCACAAGAACATCAATTTTTTCTAATTGTGTATTCATATTTTCGTATGCCTCGCAATTAAATCAAACTTCAATCATATCATGAATAATCTTTCATCTTTGATCTATTAAATTTTTTACTATTTCATCCATACTGTTATTTTGTAATTAATAATCTAAATCTTTCATCAAACAAATCAAAGATAAACTTTAAATCATCCGGTGTCTTGCGTGTTTTACCCTGTGCAATATCTCAAATAATACTTTTTGTATTCTCTTCAAGCTTACCAATAACATCAAGATAAATATAATGTGCTTTCAATCTCACTTCAACTTCTCATTGTGTGAAATATTCATCAACGGTAAAGTCTCTTGATGCAATTACTTGATTTCTCTTTTTTCTAAAAATAGTACATGAATATTTTATAATTTTCACTGTATGTTCAACAGTTTCATTACCTCATTCTTTTGCGGGATCAATTCAAATTATTACTTGTGGCTCTCATACAACACCAAGAACTTCCATATCATCAAAATTATCTCAAACCTTTAATGTTACTTCTCATTTCTGCATTGCATCCATTGTTTCTTTGATTTGCTTTTCTTTGTTTGTTTCCATAACTATCTTTTGTTCTTATTAATTAAAATTTCACGCAATAATGCTTTTATACGGTGTCTTACTTTTCTTGTTTCACCGCTTCTTTTTGGAACATCCGTGTGAAGTTCATCTTGAATATTCACACCTTTTCTTTTCAACTCTTGTGGTAGGTTTGGCATATCACCGTAATCTGCTTGTTTCATATATTATCTGTTATCTAAATAATTTTGTATAATTTCTTCACACAATTCTTTTGGGATCCTGGATCTCTCATAACTTCACTTCTTTCATTGTGTTCATGTTTTACTTCATCTTCTTGCACTTTGGTGATCACAATGTGTGCTTGTTTTATTTCAAGCTTTATCATATGTATGGTTCTTGCAAACCGGTCTTGGAACCCAAGTTTTTGAGTTTGTCCAAATATTTGTTGGTTTTGCTATTGTGTCACCATATTGGCAATACCACACCGTGTGCATTGTGAACCCTTGCATAAATGGCATCTTCTTTAACATACCAACCGGATTTTCAAGAAAAAACTCCATATCCGGATTTATCTCTAACCAATCATTCAAGCATTTTATGAAATTTTGATTTACTCAATCACACTTTTTTGCATAATCTGTTTTTGGTGTAATAGAATTTTCCCTATGTGTTGAACATGATGCAATTGAATATGTCGTGCAATCAAATGAACCCCATACAATATCCGGAACAAATGGAACATGATTTATTGTTAAATATTCAATGTCAATATCAAGATTGATCCCATCATACTTTTTCCAATCAATTGAAAATACATCAATTCATTTTTCTTCTGCTACCTTTCAAACACTTCTACTTCATGCAAATCATTCAACCATCTTTGGCTGTATAATCATATGCTGTAATTTATCCAAGAAATATAAATCACCTTTATTCTTCCATTTTATATATTCAAGCAATATTTCATCTGTTACATTAAACATATAATAATCCCAATCATCACCAACAAATTCATTATAATATCATGCTTGTGTTTCAAACATTTCTTTAATATTTGGGTGTTCAATCACCTTTTTTACAAGTTGTTGATTTTTAAATTCATCTTGATGTGAATATATTTTTTGTTTTCACATAGAATTATATTTTAGGTATTAAGCTTTCAACATCCCTATTCTTTCATCAAATCATACAATGTAATCTTCATTCATATTTCTTCACCTTTTTTACAACAACATCTTTAATGTCTCATAAATGAAGAACATACATACTTCATCCAGTCTTTGTTTCGCAAAATGTTCTACTATCTGCTACAAGAAAATAATGTCATGTATCAACTCCAACTTCTTTCAATTCATCCCTTTTGATTGGTGGGTTTTCCAAATACTCTTGATGTCTATTCATAAGATCATCTTTTGATAATTCACATGAATAATCTTGAACCAATTACGTTCACTCTCTCTTGAAAAATCCCGCTTCTTCTCAAAACTGCATCAATGTTAATGGTTTTGTTTTAAAAAATCATATTATAAATAGATTTTCATAGTTTGCTTTCTGTATATGCATATGTGGTAAAGATTTTAAAAGTAAATTGTGAATTACAATCAATGGCATTGCTTGGTACTAACATGATTATATTTCACAAACTACTTTCAAAGTAGTTTCATTATTTAAAATGGTAAATCTTCAACATTTATTTCATCATCCTGTGATGATCTTTGTGATGTTTGATTTTCTTGCTTCGATCATCCGGCAAATTCAAACCTATTCACCAAAACTTCTGTTCTATATTTCTTTTCACCCTCGTTTGTTTCCCAATTTCTTGTGACAATCTTTCATTCAACATATATTTTTTGTCATTTCTTCACATATGTTTCAAATGTATCTGCAAGCTTTCACCAAACCACAAGGTTCACAAACTCCACTTTTTCTTGCTTCACACCATGTTTATCCACCCAACTTTCATTCAATGCTATTCACACACTTCAAACACTTTTTCAACTTTCTGTTGTTTTTTTCTCGAAATCTGCTGTTACATTTCCAAGTAATATTGCTTTGTTTACGCTCATGGTATTATCTATTATAAATATAAAATCTTTTTACATAATCCAAGAATGCTTGATTATCCATTATATCTAATTCATTTCTTGAAAAGTACACCTTTATTGATGCCCTTTTCTTTCTCGTTAAAAGAACCAATAAATCATATCTTTGTCACTTTAATTTTCTCTTTTCAACTTGCTTTTTCACTATAATTGAATTCACCATAATATATTTTGTTACTCTTAGTATATACTTATAGTACATATTGTATACTCTATAAGTTATAATGCAAGTTAATTTTTAACATATTTTACAAGATTTCACACATCTATTGATTTTAAATTTGTAATCAACCTTTGTAACTCGGGTTTTATTCAAAGCACGCAAATTTCTGCATCCATCTCTTTGTGGCATTTTTCTGAACACACAAATGCAATGTTGTTTTGTAGCATATAAAGGGGTTTGAACTCTCTTCATGACAATATATGTGCAAAGCATACAGTTTGATTGATACAATCGAATTGTATGTTAAATTCTGCATCACAATATTCACATACTCCATCACCCTTTGAATTGCATTTTTCACTTGCAATCTTCTTAAATATTATATCAACTTTTCATCTCGCTTTATCCGCAACCATCTTTTTTTCTGATTTTTGCGGTATTGCTTTTGGTTTTTTCTTCGTGACTAATCTCGAACCATCATCGAATTTTATATTACTACATGCGCACTTGCTGTTTGGTGTCATTTTTAACATAAAACATTTTTTACAATTTTCCGCCATCTTTGATTGGTGTTAATCTAATAAAATAATTTTTATAAAACTCTTCACTCGTTTTAAATTTTGTTCATCAAGTTTCAATGAAGTTATTTATAACTACATTTTCAATAACAACTTCTTGTTCTTCAATAAGTTCTTGTGAACCCATCACTATGTTTGTATAAATACAATTTTCACAAAGTGTATCGCAATTTTCAAATACTTCTGCTTTAATCATCTTTTAATTTTTTAGTAAGTAAGGTTGTAAACTCCATATCTTCGCTATCAATTCAATATCTTCAATCCCAAGCGACACAAACATTTTCTTCATCCATCCAATCTTGAATTTCTTTGAAATCTTCATCATTTATTCAATATAAATATTTCAAGTTCATTGCTGTGCTTATACATGTTGTTCAATCACCCTGTGGTGTTTCTTGTGGTTTTCTTGGTAGTTTTTTTAATACTTCAAGTAAATCTTTTATTGTTCACACCTGTGATGCCATAATTCTTTCTAAATTTCAATTTCAACTCATTCTTTAATTTCTAAGAAAATAATATTTTCACCATGTACTTTCAAGAATAATCTTTTTTTAATTTCATATTCTTTGGTTTTTACACCTTTTACATCCTCTACGATTATTTCACCATCTTCAACATATCTAAAATCCGCAATGTATGTAACCGCACTTATTTTTTTTCAATTTCTTTCAAATGCTTCTTGTAAAATAAACTTTGGTTGCAACTCTAAATCACTAATTTCATCATAATCTTGCATAACTTTTAACTTCGTATATCGCTTTCATTCTGCTATACTATCAAATGTATATCAATCAACATAAGATTTCTTATTTCAATACTTCTTTCTTCAAAATGCCATGTATTCTTAAATTAAAAATATATAAATAATCGGAAGCATTAAATGTTTCACGGAACATATACAACATATCATATCTGTTAAATAGTTTTTGTTCTGATGCCATGTTTTGCTTCATACTCTAATTTATTAAAGGGTATTTGCTTTTTGTTTTTATGATTTCAAGCTTCAATAATTATGGGGTGTGTTGTATAATTCCTTTGAATATTATCAACATGAAATAATCCATTTTCACCTTTTTGGCTACACTCTCACTTTCACATTATCTTTCATGAAATTGTTGGATCAAGTTTTGAAACAGTAAAGTGACAACTCATTGATGCATTCTTTCATTTTCAAACCTTTGATGCATATAAAAGTTGTACAAAATCACCAATTTTAATTTCTGAAAGCTTGTATACTCTATACCTTACTGTATTTGAAATGTAATTTTCTGTTTTCATTTTATCAAAGTTTTATAGATGTAACTTGTTTTTTTCTCCTATCTTCACCATCAACAGTGATAATTAAAACTTCATTCTTGGTTCCATCATAAATTCTTGATTTTATTCTTTCACCATACAATTTTTCAATATGCTGTGGTGAACAGTTTGTTGAAAATATGTTTATCAACCCCCTTTTATGCCTTTCATCAAGAATATATTTCAACTTTGTTTTTTGTGGGTCGCTCACATTTTCACTTGCTCCTAAATCATCAAAAAATAAATATTTACACCTTACGCACATTTCTAAAGGGTAAGCCCAATATTCATTTGTGTTGTCTTTTGTGTTGTTTTTTAAATTCATAATTCAAGCATTGATATATTCTCTAACTTGTCAATCATCAATCCAATATTTGTAATAAGTTTTCATAATTTCATTTGTTGAAAGCTTAGAATATAGTTTTGTCATGATATGTGTTTTTCATCTTCAAGTTTTTCAAGCTAAAACCAAACTTTGTTTAAATTTACAATCATCAATGAATTTTTGAATTATTTTATCTTTTTCACTCATTTTTATATTTTATCATAAATAATATCATCACTAGAAATATCAATTTTATCTTTATTTTTTTCATCACCACCATTTTTCCATTTTCTCATTGCAAGATTATGATCTTTGTATTTGTATCATTTCATTTGTATTCATTCATCTAATTTTTTTATATATAAATCAAATACATCTTTTCAAAAATCCTTTATGAATTTTTCTTTTTGTTTATCTGTTATTAAAACATTTTTATATTCTCAATATTTATGTTTAATTTCTTTTCCTTTATTTTCCTTTACTTTACTTTCCTTTAAAGCATTGGGTTTGCATTTCTTTTGCAATGCGTTTGCATCTTTCTTTCACCATCTTATATTTGCGTTTTCCCTTGCTACTGCACTTTTCTTTACTCTTTTTTGCAACCTATCTCATACTGATTTTGATGAAAATTTACCATCTTTTACTACAAATAAATTGAAGTCACTTATAATACTTTCTACTATTTTTTCATCAATATGAAAATCATACGCAATTCAACTGAAATCCAATTGTAATGCGTTTGCATTTTGATATAAATCTTCAACAATACACCAATATAATCAATATCATTGCATTCAGTGTTTTCTTATGAGTTGCTTTATTTTTTGATCTGATCTCGTATTATAATCATGCGAGAAATAAAAAGTTTCTTTCACTTTCTGAATTTTTAGACAAATAAAAAAGACACTTCTTTGATTTATATTTCTTTACCACAAGCGAATATAATTTACAAGTATCTTTTAGAACATCATGTATGATTTTGATGTGCCTTTTTTATTGAATTCCGTTTTATTAAACGAAAAATCCTGTAAATTATATTCACTTGTGGTTTTAAATCAAATTACTTTTTAATACTATTCACTTTTCTTCTTTAATCAAATTTTTTCCATAAAACCTTTATTTTGCGTGGTTTGTTCCGCATATAGGTTTGTATAGAATTCAATACAATTCTTTTTTATTATATACCCAAATTTATCCGGCTTGTTTTTTCTTTCAAAAACTTCATGTGTAACAATTCAATCCTTTTTAAGCTCCGATAATCTACTTCATGCTTCATATCATACAAATAGATCATTCAATGTGTACTGCATGAAATCTTCAACTTGGTGAACCCTTTGTGGATTTGCAAGTAAAATTCTAATAACCTTTCATTTCTGCGTTTCTTTTCAATATTCTTTCATAAGAAAAAATTAAAAAATAATATCTTTTTGTTGATTTTCTATTGCTTTTTCAAGCTGTTGTATATCAACATTCAACAATTCACACCATTGTGTTTTTGTTTTGGTAGTTACTTTTTTTGTTTTTCCATTCAATACATAATAATACTTCTTTCATCACATCTGTTCTGCTGTAACATCAAGTGTACATGCCACAAGCTCTTCAAGTCTTATTATGTCGCTCACTTGCTCTAAAAGTGCCTTTCTCATGTGTTTGTATAGTTATTGTAATAATCTAAAAGCCTTTCATCATCTCTTGATTTAATTTCAAGATTGTATTTTGTATTGCAAAGTTCAATCAAGAATTCCACAAATTCAATTCATTCTGCATCTGATAAATCACTTGTTCACCTTGCCGGATATGGTTGCGTGTGTTCACCAATTTTTACTTCTTTCACTCAAAATGCACTCATTTTCATTAATGCTTTCACTTGGTGAAAATCAACTTTATTTCAAAGCTTTACTTCTTGTTCTTCAATGATATGAAAAAGCACATGAAACAATTTATTTTGCGGTATTGTGCGATTGTTTGGCTTTTTCTTTATCACTACATGAAATATTCACTTCACCCCCTTGTTCTTTTCTATATATTCAAGCAATTCTTTTTCAACTGCTGTAATTACTCCGGTTTTTTTCATAATATCTATTTATGTATATTTCATCAAGATAATTCACACAAGAACTTCAAAACAAGTTCCATTTCGGGGTTTCTATTTGCGTGTGAAAGACAATCAACTGGTTCTGTATAATGATAATGATTTGCTTTTATATGCTCTTTACATGCTTTTTCTGTAAAGAAAGAGTTTTGCCATTGATATTCTTCTTTGTAATAGAACTTATAAAATCAATTTTCTTCTAATAAATCACATATTTCATTACAATTAAATTCATCTTCACATCATTTATATGATTTATTCGCTTGTAATATATCACCTATTTTATTTTTTATTTCATCATATGTTTCTTCATGGTTATCTTTCAAGAATTGTAGTATATCTTTGTAATTATCTCATTTTATATTACTTTCCGGATCATCTCAATAACACATATAAAACCCATCTTCTCAAAATCATTCACCACAACTTACTTCTTTCTTTGTTCTAATTTGAAAGAAATATGGCATTGCTGTTACTCTATGATCCTGTTCATTCAATCCCTTTGAAATTTCCAAAAGTTTTTCATACATTTCATCTGAAATTTGAATTGTTTTCATATTATTTTTTTAAGTAATGTGAAATAGTGTTAAATACTGCATCTTCTGTATCTCATGAAGTCATTTTACTGTTGTACATCCAAGTAAAATAAGAAGCATCTGTTTTAAAAGTATCTGCAAATGATTGTCATTCATACTTTCCAAAAGCCCATGTTCTCAAGATAATTCACCCCTTTGTTTGTTCAACCATTTCATCAAAAATATCACTATGCCTATCAATAAATTCAATTCAAGCATCTTTTACATATTCTTCAAATATTTTTTTAAATACCTCAAGCAATACAATTACATCTGAAAGTGCATCATGTGGATCAATCTCTTCTGAAAATGTGCATTTTAAAGCATACCTTAAAAACTGTAAGTTATGTTTGAAATCTTCATCTTGATATACAGAATAAGAAATATTATATGTATCAATCCAAGCATCCACATCTGTTTCAACACCATTGCAATCAAGAACATTTTTATCAAACGGTGAATTGTGTGCAATTAAATATGCATCTTTGAAATCATTTCTTGCAATATCTTTCTTCACTTCTTCATCTCTTCAATCTTCAAGTATTTTTTTTCAAAGAATTTCATATGTGATGTGGTGAATTGCCATACTTCAATATGTAATTTCTTTCTTTGCTTTAAAAAATAGATTTTCCCTTTTGATTTCATTAAAGCTTAAATCACAAACAATATATCAAAGTTGTATCATTCATGGTTTTGCTTCTGCATCTGTTGTTTCTGTGTCGAGAATTATTATTTTGTTTTTCATATATCCTGGTATTGTGTAAATAAATTATTTTTTCTTCTTGCAATCATCACATATTGTGAAATCACCTGTTGCGTTTATGCATTTTTTCCAATGCTTCTTTCAAGTATTTTGGCAAGTAATCAATGTTTCTGTTTTTCCATCTTTTGCTTTTCTTTGTTCCATTATAGAATTTTATAGAAATATTATTTATTATGCATTGTGTCGCATCATCTGCAATACTGCAATCATTTTTTTGTATTTTTTTCATCATACATAATACAACCGTTTTTCTTGATCCAATACAATATCGTATGCTGTAGCTTTTTATTTTGTTTATCACTACTTTTATTTTGGTTGTATATGTACCACAAATATTTTGCGTCTTTTTTAACTAAAAATTCAAATGTTCTTCATTTATATTTTCAAAAAACTATTTCTTTGTAATATTGGCTTTCTCTCTTGGGTGCTTCATAATATATATCATATCAAGCTTCAATCATGTATTTTTCAATTTCACATGCCTTTTCCCACCAATCATCACCAAACCTGTTACATATAGTTTCCCAATAAAACCAACTGGTGTATCATGGGTCTTGTTTTGCAACTTCTTCAATGGTTTTTCACTTATACTTTCAAAATCTCATTGTTCCCATAAATACTTGGCTTTAAAATGGTAAATCTTCAACACTAATCATTTCACTATCATCTTGCTTCTTCTTTTTTTTCGGAAATCATGAACTTGGATATTGATTTTGGTTGTAATCTTCTTCACTTTCTTCTTCATGATGTTCGATTTTATTCTCGGTTGGCATGCCAACTAAGAAATCATGAACTTCATTAAAAACCTGTTTCATATCTTTTTTTATATCAATATTGTATAATAAATCTACTTTTTGTGACCCAAGCTTTATTTCAAGCTTTATTTCAAAATTATGTGGGTGATCCATGATTATTTTTTTACAGAATTATTGTTTTTTCACGCATTTTTATCAATGGTTTCTTGGGCTTCATTTACATTATTTATTTCTTCTTGCTCTTCATAACCCCGCTTCATATCATCTTTTAATTGCTTGATTTGTTCAATATGTGTTTCTGCAAAAAATCATGGTGCCTTTCATGCTAGGTTGAAAGAAATGAAATTTTCTTGCAATTGTTTCAAATCTTTTGATGCATTTATTATTTCATAATGCTTTGAAAAATTACTTGCTTTTTCATCATCTGTGAAAACCTTTGGCTTTGGCTGTTGCTTTTTTGGTTGGGTTTTCTTTGGGTATGAATTGTTGTTGTTATTTGGTGACTGTTGCGGTCAATCTGTATCTTCTTCTGTTGCAACATTTAAAAGTATTCAAGCACCATATCTTCTTCAATAAGTTAAACTTGCACCAATCTGTTGATCTGATGAACCCTTTATTTCATAATCTGTTGAAAGACAAACATCACTTTTCGTATCTTGTAGTATAACAAACAACATCTTTTCTTTTGATTTGAATTGATTATATAAAACAAATCAATACTTGGTTAATAGCGGTTTGTATGCTCTTAAAACATCATCAAGAAGTGCATAGTGATAACTTAAATGCTTATTGTATCACTTCTTTTCAATCTTTGGGGCTTCATTTTGAAGATTTGCCAACCTTTCCCAAAAACCAAGTTGTTCATCTCATACTGGCAATATCATTGCAACCTTTTCAATTTCTTCTTCTTGCTCTTCTTCAACAACATCTGTGTCTTTCACTTCCGGTGTTTCATCCGGCTTTTTTATATCTTCAACAAAATCTTCTGCTGTTTCATCAATATTTTTTTCTTTCCCTTGTGGTACCATATATAAAAATATATAAGAAAATAAAATACGAAGTTTTAAACTCCAAAAAAACAGTAAATTTTATTTACTATCTTTGGTGAAATCGAAAACAAACAATCTTCTTCTTTCGATCTTCTCTTGTTCTTTCTCACACTCTTGCTTCCATAAGAAAGCAACATAAAAAGCGAGCGGGAATAATAAAAATGTAAGAAATTCTTGTGTAAACATATTCGCTTGTGGTTATTGATTTTTAAAATGCTTCTTCTCGAGTTTTTCAAATTTACTAATTCATCACTTCAATGTTTTTGCATCATCAATGATCTTTCAGTTCATCCAAATGTCGAAGTTGTACCCTCACCATCATTGTTTTTCAATCAATTCAAGTGTTCAAACCTCTTCATCTGTTCTTTCTTTCAAAGTTTCCATTTGTGCTTGTGGTTATTTAATAGTTCGATAAAACAATACACACTTTGTTTCCTTTTGCAAATGTTTTTTCAATAAAGTGTTTCTTTTGCAATAAAAAAATATGTTTAATTATTTCTAATTAAACATATTTTATACCTATTTATTTTTCCTACTGTGCAAGTTCTATTTTTTGCCTTTTAATTTCAATTTTCTCTTCTGTGATATTTTTCACATTCTCTATTGAAACATTTATGAGTTCATCCAATCTTGCAATCTCTTTTTGCTTTTTATCTCGAAGCTCTTTTTGTGTTTGAAATTCAAAGTTTTCTTTTTCTTCAAGTAATATAATTCTTGTTGTATATTTTTCAAATAAAGTTTCACCACTTCAAGTTTGTTCAAATCCATCTGCGGTTTCAACAAAACCATCCTTTAAATGATTTATTACACCAATTGCGACAACTCATAAGATAATTCATATTACAATCAAATAGAGCGAATTTTTTATACCTTGTGGTATATCTATTGAAAATGAATTTTTAACCTCTCGATCTTCAATAATAATTTCATCTTTTTCTTCACACTCTTCAAGAAGTAAAATTGGCACTTTGTGTTTTTCTGTTTTTTCATATTGTGAAACATGTATGAAATCTTCATCTTCATCAATTTCATGTAAGAAAACTTTTCTTCATTCACTCTTTGCAAGAAACTTTGCGGTTTGATTATTTGAAAAATCTTCTTTAAAATATTCTGTTGTTGCCCCCTCTATTATTTT